AACCCTCAATCAACTCAACCCGCTCTTCGTAACTTTATGGAAGAGTTTAGTAAAAACTGTGGGTTCATTCTTACTTGTAATTTCAAGAACCGTGTCATCGAACCACTACATTCTCGGTGCACAGTTATTGATTTTAAAACTAAAGGTGCGGAAAAAGCTAAACTTGCATCACAATTCTACAAACGACTCTGTGGCATTCTCAAGAATGAAAATGTTGAATTTGAGAGTAAAGTCGTTGCTGAATTGGTTAACATACACTTTCCTGACTGGCGCAGGGTTATCAACGAATGCCAACGTTACGCTTCTACTGGTCGTATTGATTCTGGCATTCTAGCAAATCTAAGTCAAGAATCGTTTAAACAACTACTAACTTACATGAAAGCGAAAGACTATCAATCTGTTCGTAAGTGGGTTGGCGAGAACAGTGATATAGATGCATCACAGTTTTTCCGTGCATTCTATGATGCTGCGTGGGAAGAAGTGTCTGATAACTCTGTTCCTGGTGTTGTGATTACTCTTGGCGAGTATCAGTACAAACACTCGTTTGTTGCTGATCCTGAAATCAACATCATGGCGTTTCTCACTGCTATCATGTTTGAGGTCTCTTGGAAATGAGCAATCCCTTTGATTATGTCAAAGCAGTATCAGATACCAAGAAAGACCTCATGCGAGGCACTGAGAACGATACTCTTGCTGAGAAAAACTACAACGCCTTTCTCTCTAATAGAGCGCTCTCATATCATCCAGATGCAATACTACACGCAAATGAGATGAACACGCTACATCACCTCGACAATATATTGCAGTTTGACTACTACAATAACGTTCTTCGCCGCCGAAAACGTTTTGCTAAGTGGTCAAAGCCTGAAGATGATGAAAATATAAATATAATACACAGTTATTATGGCTGCAATAAAAAAGTTGCCCTACAGTATCTAAAGATTCTTTCATTGGAACAGATAGGTCATATCAAACAAAAACAAGAAAAAGGTGGCGTGAAATGAGTGTTGAAACATTAGTGGAGGTGGAACTAGGTAACGAAGAAGCATTTCTCAAAGTAAAGGAAACTCTGACTCGTATCGGTGTTGCATCCAGAAAAGACAAAAAACTATATCAGTCTTGTCATATACTACATAAGAAAGGCAAGTATTATATCGTTCACTTCAAGGAACTGTTTACCCTAGACGGTAAGAGTTCTTCGTTTTCAGAAGAAGACAAGGGGCGTCGTAATACGATTGCTAACCTACTCGACGAGTGGGATCTAGTGAAGATTGTAGAACCAGAGAAAACGCAAGATGTTATTGCACCACTAGCACAAATTAAGATTTTACCATACAAAGAGAAAGTCGAATGGGAGCTAGTAGCAAAATATAATATTGGTGGCAAACGATAAAAAGGGTTGACACTGCCCGTCGACCAGTCTATAATATGATTAAGAAATTGATAGAGAATATAAAATTGAATCCGGATATCGAAGATAAAACTAGAACTAGTAGTATTGAATTAAAAACTCATGAGATAGCTACAAAAACTGTCACGCCAACTAGTGGTTTGAGTTGGTATTTAAAATGGTTTTCTAGTGTTATGATTATAATTGGTATACTTTTAACAACTAATAATTTGTATCCTTGGAATATGTTGTTTCATGGAGTCGGGCTTCTTGGTTGGTTGATTGTTGCAATTCTTTGGAATGATCGTGCATTGTTAGTTGTTAATTCTGTTGGACTTGCATTACTTGCAAACGGTTTGTTAAATTCTTACATAAGCGGTGGTTTTAAATAATGGCTAAGAAGATTCGTAAAAAACGTAAACCTATGACGGAAGACCAACGCCAAGCAGCTATCGAACGTCTCAAGAAAGCCCGGGCAACTCGTGCTGAAAGAAATCCTAATTATGGAAAATCTGGTATTCACTCTTCTCTGCATAATCTAGATGAAGATGATGACCTCCATCCAGATAAGATTAAGGAATGGATTAAAATACAAAAAGAGATAGTGTCGTCAGAAAAAAAGAATGAAAGAAATAATGTAAAAGGCGCTATAGCTCGCAGAATTAGTCACGAAAATTATATCAAAGTTATGCAAACATATTTGAGAGACGGTGTATGGATTGGGCTATTTTATGGAGAAAAGCAAGAGAATAAACTGCAACCCACATGCTCAAAGTTAGCATATTATCACGATGGGCCGTATAAAGGTATGGTTAAAAGAAGTGCTGGAGTGTGGTATTCGGATATTAACTACTCTTAAACAACGATAAAAAAGATTGACATGCTATAATTAATATGATATAAATATAAGCATGAGATGCCAAACGGGTCTCATGCTTTTTTTATTAAACACACTTAACTTGCTTATAAGGAGTAAAGTAATGACTATTAACACACATACTACTAAGGTGGTACACTCCATCTTTAACGATCCAATCTATCAGCCATATTTCATCGGCTATCAAGATATGATTAAGAGGATCAAAACCACCACAGAACAGTTCAATCAACAATCTTATCCTCCCTTTAACGTTAAAAAGATTGGCTACAATAAGTTCGTTATCGAAATTGCCGTAGCAGGCTTCGACAAAGCGGATATTGACATTGAACACAAAGATTCCACACTCACTATCAAATCTGACGTAAAGACGAAAGAAGAGCCTAGTGGCGAAGAATGGATTCATCGTGGGATTGGTCTACGAAAGTTCACCCGTCAATTCACACTTGCTGATACCGTTGAAGTAACGAGTGCTGAGATGGTAAACGGGATGCTGAAAGTCTGGTTGGAAGATATTGTCCCAGACGAGCAAAAGCCTCGTAAAGTGAATATCGTATAGCAATTTGCTATTAGCACTGGGAGGAGATTCGTCTCCTCCCATTTTGTTATGGAGAATATTATGGATCAACTGACTCTTTGGATGGCAATTGGCTTTCTTTTTTCTGCTTATTCAGTTATTGCTAACGATTCTGTTCAGACACTCGGAACATGGATTGCTTCCAACAATGAAAGATTTGATTGGAAGGTTCTATGGGTCGCAGCATCAGTCGTACTGTTAGCAACTCTCTGGTATGGTTGGTACATCAATAGCGGAGACATTTCTTACGAGCGTCTCACAAAGATTCCCTTTCAAGAAGTTAAGTGGTATCACGCAGTAGCACCCGCTATTCTGCTTTGTCTCACTCGTGCTGGAGTTCCCGTATCAACATCATTCCTCGTACTCTCTGCATTCGCATCTACTTTTGTTTTAGAAAAGATGTTGATGAAGTCGATTATGGGATATGCAGTGGCAGCAGTAGCAGCATATTTGTTGTGGCATCTGATTAGTCGAGCGATTGATGAAAGAAAGCCGATTGGCAATCACTGGTCTCGTCCATACTGGCGAGTTGTTCAGTGGTGTACTACCGGTCTTCTGTGGTGGACTTGGTTGTCTCACGATATGGCTAACATCGCTGTATTCTTGCCTCGTGAAGTGCCTATTGATATGATGCTCGCTATCAGCGCTATCTTTGTTGGTGGTCTTGGCTGGATGTTTCGAGAGCGTGGTGGTAAGATTCAACAAATTGTTATTGAAAAATCTTCGACGAAGTATATTCGAAGTGCTTGTCTGATTGACCTAGTATACTTCGTTATTCTATACTTCTTCAAAGAACTCAATAACATTCCAATGTCTACTACTTGGGTCTTTGTTGGTCTATTATCTGGTCGTGAACTTGCTATCGCAACTGTTCATAATACGAAGATGAAGCAAGTGTTTCCACTTGTTACAAGAGACTTCATGAAGATGATGATTGGGCTTGGCGTTAGCGTTGGCATCGTTCTGTTGATTCATTACGTCATTATTCCTAACGGATACTAAATAGATAACAACTCAAACAACAAATAATAAGGATACAAAATATGGCAGACGCAGACACAGATTTTGAAGGTTGGACAGACGCAGAAAAGACCGCAAAGATTGCACATACGTACAGCGCTTGTATGCATTCTGTTGATCTAATCAATGCGGTCATTGCTACACCTGCTGATTACACAGATGATGCAACCATTCTTTCACGCAATATTGAGCATTGTAATATCATTCTAGGAAAGACAGGTTACTGGACAACTGAAGATTTGACTCCACTACAAAATGCAGCAGCAGTTGACACATCTGCGTTCGATGCCCTTGTAGCAGGGTAAGTAGATGGTAGAAGATTATTCATTTGACTTCGGATTTACGGCCGTTGATGAAGATGAGCTTGAAGTCGTACAAAAGTTAGCAGAAGAAAAAAGTTCTGCTTCCTTTGAGGTTTTAGGTATACAAGAGCGTCTAGATGCGCTATACTCATCTGTATTACCACTACTTAATAATCTAGCAGCAAATCCAGAAAAGAGTTATATCTTCTGGCCTAATCGTCTAGATAAGATTGAAGAATTCCGAGATAAATTGACAGAAATCTACAAAGGATAAATTATGAGCCTACTTGATAAATTGACTAAGAATAGTACAGTTAAGCTTACTGCTACGCTTGCCAACTCTAAAGTATATGGTAAGAAAGAAATGGTGCCAACACAGGTACCTATGGTTAACGTCGCACTATCTGGTCGGATTGATGGCGGATTGATGCCTGGGCTTACGGTGCTTGCAGGACCATCTAAGCACTTCAAAACTGCATTCTCACTACTAATGGCGAGTGCATATCTAAAGAAATATGATGATGCTGTTGTGTTGTTCTATGACTCTGAGTTCGGCACACCACAGAACTACTTCGAATCTTTTGATATTGATATGAATCGTGTTGTTCATACTCCTATTATGGATGTTGAGCAACTAAAGTTTGATATTATGAAGCAACTTGACGGGATTGATAGAGGTGATCGTGTGTGTATCGTCATCGATTCTGTGGGCAATCTAGCATCTAAGAAAGAAGTTGATGACGCTATGGATGGCAAGTCTGTTGCAGATATGTCTCGTGCAAAGCAGATGAAGTCTTTGTTTCGTATGGTAACACCACATCTTACGCTCAAAGATATTCCATTGATTGCTGTTAATCATACTTACAAAACGCAAGAAATGTATTCTAAAGATGTTGTATCTGGTGGTACAGGCATCTATTACTCGGCAGATTCTATTTGGATTATTGGTCGCCAACAAGAGAAAGATGGCACTGATATTGCTGGTTATAATTTCATCATTAACATTGAAAAATCTCGATTCATCAAGGAGAAGTCAAAGATTCCAATTTCAGTTACATGGAATGGTGGTATTAATAAGTGGTCTGGTTTGATGGCTCTTGCTCTTGAAGCGAGCTATCTAGCGAAGCCTTCAAACGGTTGGTATCAACTCGTAGATCGTGAAACAGGCGAACTCGTTGGCGACAAGATGCGAGCAAAAGAAATCCAAGATAATGGAAAATTTTGGACAAATATGTTTACAACCACCGACTTTTCAGAGTATATTAAGAGTCGTTACACTATTGGAGAAAACTCGATGTTCGCATCAGAAGAAGAAGATGTTTTTGCTGAAGCAAACGGGTCTAGCAGGTACAAGTGATAATGTTTTTGCTGGATGGCCGTAAATAGAGGAAAAATACATGATCGAATCTCTCATTCTAGGGAGTCTATTACATAATGAAGAATACACAAGGAAAGTATTGCCGTTTTTAGAAGAAGAGTATTTCGAAAGTTTAGAACACAAGCTAATCTATCGAACGATTGATACCTATATCAAAGACTACAACTCTATACCAACGAATGATGCTTTGCGTTTTTCGTTGGAAGAGTCTCGTAGCATATCCCAAGAACAGCTCGATGTGGTATGTAAAACTGTTGATGAACTATCATATGATGAGAAGAATAGTGAAGACTGGTTGCTTGATAAGACTGAAACGTTTTGTCAAGACAAGGCTCTATACAATGCTATTAGAACATCAATTGGTGTTTTAGACCAGAAGGACAACAACCTAGACAAGGGGTCTATACCAAAGATACTTCAAGACGCTTTGGGTGTATCCTTTGACAATAGCGTAGGTCACGATTTTCTTGAGAACGTTGATGAGCGATATGAATTTTATCATCATAAAGAAGCCCGCCTTGAATTTGATATCGATCTACTAAATACAGTCACGAAGGGAGGTCTTCCTCGTAAATCCCTCAATATCATTCTTGCTGGCACAGGCGTAGGTAAATCACTTGCAATGTGTCATTTTGCTGCTAGTAATTTTATGCATGGCAAGAACGTATTGTACATTACAATGGAAATGGCCGAAGAACGAATCGCTGAACGTATTGATGCAAACCTACTTGACGCATCTATTGACGAAATTCATATGATGCCTAAAGATGTTTTTGAAAAGAAAATCAATCGACTGAAGAGTAAAACTACAGGCAAGTTGATTATAAAAGAATATCCAACAGCATCTGCTGGCTCTGGCCATTTCCGTCATCTGCTAAACGAATTAAAACTCAAGAAGAATATTACACCAGATATCATCTACATCGACTATCTGAATATTTGTACAAGTAGCCGCATAAAAGCAAACGCTATGGCGAACTCTTATACTCTAATCAAGTCTATTGCCGAAGAACTTCGTGGTCTTGCTGTAGAATTTAATGTTCCAATTGTATCTGCTACTCAAACGACTCGCTCTGGGTTTAGTAGTTCAGATGTTGGTCTTGAAGATACTTCTGAGTCGTTTGGTCTACCTGCAACGGCTGATTTTATGATCGCTCTCATTGCTACAGAAGAGTTAGAGCAACTTGGTCAAATTATGTTCAAACAGTTGAAAAATCGATGGGCTGACCCAAATAACCATAAACGATTTGTTGTTGGTATTGACCGTTCGAGAATGAGGTTTTATAACGTAGAACAATCTGCTCAAGACGGTCTCGTAGATGATACTCCTGTTATGAGCAATAGTCCGTTTGGTAAACGATGGGAGGAAGAAGAGAAAGACTCTAGCCTTTCTAAAAAGTTTGGCAAGAATATATGGAAGGCTAGTTTTGCGTAGTCATTTGCTGAAGACAAAAAAAACCGCCTCGAAGAAGCGGTTTTATTTACCTATCAGCGTGGTCGAACGCAACCCCAGCGACACCTTAGTGTGACTTCGACTTTTCCTTGCTTTGGATTGATATGATCCTAACACTTGCCTCTTGTACTCCTTTGAATACACTAACACGCACCCAGTGTTCTATTTATACAAAAAATGTATTTAAAACGAAACTTTTTTGAATTATTTTTCATTTTTATCGTGTTTTGGGTTGACATTTCTCGCATATGCTGTATAATAGCTTATATGAAATATTTAATTAATCTCTTTCTTAATAGCTCATTCTATCAGCTTTATTTTCCAACAGGTATGTATTCTATAGTTTCCGTGGGAGTAATGATGGTTATAGAAATAGTTTATATTCTTATTCTTTTGTTGTGTTGCTTTCTGTTAATACGATGATTATTATAGAAACAAGAGGTGGCATCAAAGAAGACCGAATTCTTGCTGAAAATGTTATGGATTTTTGTGTTAAGAAATTATTATCACGGCATCGAAATTTAAATATTCAATGCATAATCCGAAACACTTTAAAAGAGAATGCATATGGGTTTTGCTATAAAGATGTTGGTTATAAATCATATGTTATTGAAATAGATAATCGATTATCTCGTGATGGAATTATAGAAGGGATTGATGATGGCGTTGATGCATTCATTTCTACCGTTTGTCATGAAATGGTTCATGTTATGCAAAATGCAACTAAACGTATGGTAAGCACTCATAGCTGGAGATGCAAGGATGGCAAATACAGAAGATTCGCTAAAAAAGAGCCGTGGGAAACAGAAGCATATGCCTTGCAAGGTCCATTAGCAAAAGAATTCATTATGAATAATTTTAATCGTCAAGGAATATATGTCAATTAGAAATGTTTATTTTGTTAGAGGATTATCAAGTGCTTCTTGAAGCGACTTTCTCAGACTAGTATCCAGCTTTTCCATCTTGAGGTCTATGCGTTCTTCTGTTTCACGCATTGTATTTCTAACATCCTTTTCAGACACACGAGAAAGTTTTGACAATTCTCTCATACGAACATCGATACCTCTTTCAAGGTCTTTCATACGACGGCTCGTATCGTCTGTTATTTTCTCTGTACGAATGATATCGGCTTTGAGCCCCTGTTTAATATCTCTGGTGTAATCGATTGCTTCATCTAACTTGGTAGTCACAAGAGCATTGCCTGCTTTGATTTCCTGAATGTCGATGTTCTCAACAACTTCTTTCATCGCTCTATAGTCTGAATAAAACTCGAAGCCGCCCCACAGCCCACCACCGAGAGTAGATAGAACTGTAAAGAGGACCATGATTTTGCCCCCTTTGAGGTTTATTCCAGCAATTTCTACTTCGGCCATTACGCTCTCCTAATTCTCAAACTGCAATGCTTTCAGTTCACTGAGTTCTTTTTGAAGTTTAAGAATTTCTAATCGTTTCTTTGATAGTTCTAATTGATATAGCGTATCACAGTTAATTCTTGCCTTTGGTCTTGCGCCTAGCGGTATCACGATTCTAGCATATACGCCTACATCTGGTGACGATTTACCAAAATTTGAACTGAGAGGATTAGTATTCTCTCCCTTTCGTACACCAGTGACGCCAAATTCGAAGTTTGTAGCAGAACCTATTGAGTTCTGACAGTCTAGATCGCCTGCACGAAATCTGTCGCTTCCAAACGAGTTAGATGCGCTCGGAATACTTAAATTCAAACTAGTTGATTGAGCATATGCCGAGGCGCTCATCAACAGTATCATCAAAAAAGCAATATATTTCATCGGTTAAATTTAGAACATATTCGAGATGAGACGAGCGTTCCTTTTCCTTTAATTATCTTCGATTTCGTACATACATAGACAAGCTTGTCTACAGTTTTCTTTTTAAAATATATCTTAATAGTCTTTCTTTTTGTGTATGGAAGTTTAAATACCCTTTCAAAAGAAGCAAAGGGTAATTTTTTCCAGTCAGCATCATGGGCGGTTATTTCATAGTATGATACATCACTTCTTCTATTAAGCATTTTTATCTCGGTGAGATAAACATTGGGCACGCCCGAAGGTTTAACTTTAATATAAGCTGGCGTCATTTCATGAGCAGCAGCGCTAAACGATAACAATAGCGCTGCTGCTATAACTACATATTTCATAACATATCTACCTTACTTTGCGATGCACTCCGCATTTACGAGTGATGTATACGTACCAGCAGGAAACGCTTTACTGACGCCGTAGTCGACCTGTGAAGAAATTTTGAATCGTACTGTACCAGCAATAGTCAAATCATATTCGTGAGTGTTGTTAAACGTAATTTTATCTGTGTCATAATCTGCCATCAAAGCATCAGATACACTGTGAACCTCTACGTTGCCCGTAAACGTTTGAGTATCAGATAGCGATGGAGAACTTGAAAATGCGCTAGGAAAGGTAATCTTTCCAAGAAATGCATCAGCAAGCGCTACATCATAACGAATGATTGGTTGTACGCCACCATCTGCCACAGCAGTAGAAAGCCTACTAGCTAGTGGAGTGCCATAGATACCTTGCGTTTCGGTGAAGATTACGCATTTAGATTCTACTGTACCTGTGATGGGAGCGTCTTCGTTTGCCAAAGCAGTCGTTGCAAATACTGCTGCAACCGCCGATAACAAAAAATATCTCATTTGAACTTTATTGAGCATATTTTTATCCTCTCTATTTTTCGTATTGTGACCTAATTATCTTATTAAACTTCTGATCTTTAGATAAACTTCTCATTGCTTTTCTATTGTCAGGTAATGTAGCATCTTTTAATTCAACAGTTTCTTTATAGGTGCCGCCTTGTAGTTCGACAGCATAATATTCTTCAAACTTAGGAACCAAAGCCATTTGTTCAAATAATGCAGCAAGTTGAGCAGCATTAGTCATTAAGGGGTTGTTTGCTCGTGCTAGTTGTCGCCTTCTGTCTTTATTTTCAAGTGAATTTTCTTCATCGTCTTTGCGCTCATCATCTTCTTCAATATCAACTGTTTGTGCAAGAGCGTTTTGCACCTCTTCTGAGTCAAAGGGATTTATAATCAGTGGTAATTCCCTATTTTCAACCGGTTGAGGACATAATGGATTTGTAAGTGGATTAACACAATTATCAAACGTATAGCTATAACGAACATTAGCATCTACGACTTCACCTTCGCCCGTTGTATTGAGACTGCCTTCGCCCCAGAGTATTCTCGGTATATTAGCGACAGCTAGATTTTTGACAATCGTCTGACCTTCTACGCCAGACCAATCATCAGTGCTTTCAAAAACATTCTTATCACCACCGCCAACTCTTTTGTTCTGAATTGTCACCGAGAAAGCATCTTCACGGATTTTATTTACTGTATAATTGTAACGCACTTGATTTACGATTAGACCAGTTTCAGGTGGTAGAACCAGATCCATATCCCATACTGTCACATTATCTGCTGCGTTCCTTGAAGTTGCAGATTTAGTTTCAGAGTATGCTGAGAATGGTAAGCAAACCAAGAACAATGCCGCCACCAATAAGGGTAATCGTGCTATCATCATCCATTACACTCCTAACTGTATTTTCTTCTTTCGGTGCTTTTTCTTCATCATTTTGCCAGCCTGCTTTAGCTTCAGCGCCAATCAAGCCATCATATGGACAAGGTGTTCCGGCGTGCATCATAGCATCAAAAACACGTTTGTCTTGACACATCACAGACACTGCTGCAACTTTCATACCCATATCATATAGCGTCTTAGCATTCTTCAGTTTTTCGCAGTTCATATCACGCACAGTCTTACCAGCAGAGAGACCTAGAATCTGAGTCTGCACTGCTCCCGCTACACCGATTGTACACAAATCAGAGTTAGACGAATTGATAGTAGGAGAGATAGCAGACGGTGGCGGAGACGTGACCGTAGTCTTAGAGTCGATCTTACTGGTATTATCAGTCGTTATTTTGTCTTCTGTTTGAGCATAAACGCTCGTAGATGCGAAAATCAAAGCGAACAAAGCAATGATAAATCTATTCATATCATCAATCCTAATATAATTTAACATTATGTCATTCGACTATTTATATAAAAAAAGTCTTTACAAACGATATTAAATATACTATACTCATAAGAGTGAAATGAAAAGGATTAACATGGTGAGCGAAGAACAACGCATTATACTAATGAGCGATTTCATCGAACAAAAGTTGCGTAAAGAACAAGAACTCGATTACTACCTTAAAGAACTTTCAGAGTTAGAGCGTAAAATCGGATACCTTAAACGGGAAGTATCGTTGACCAATACTATCATTAATATGATAAAACACGAAACGATATATGATATTAAAGAAGAACTGATTGCTAACGAAAATAATATTTTGTTAGGCGAAGATAAGGAATCTTAGAGATGAAAACATATAGAATCGAACAAGCGAAATACAATCTCAAATGGTATAAAGATGCTGAGATGATGAAGAAATACGATCTAAATTGGGTACAAACTTTCAAAACGATGATATGGTCTAAACCAAAAGTCTTTCATACGTTCGTCTATAAGAATGATAAGCTGGTAGCATTGTTCTCTCGTAAGACTTTTCGAGAAGCAGAGTCCGTGGGCAAAGAGCTATGTTCTTATAAATAAACGAAACAGAGCGAAATGAGAATTGTAAGGACATGCCATGCTTGGATTAAAACAGTTTATTAATAAGAACACGCTCTCTGAAGCATCATTTGGGCCGGCTAATTTTCCTAACGGAGTGGGAGGTGATAAACCCCAATCAGGAGAAAGAACTATTTATCCACCAGTAGCTGGTGAGGATTATGCATATCCAGAAGGGTTTCCAACATTAAAACAAACAGATTTAGTTGACAAAAATGGGGAAGTAATTAAAACAATTTCTGCAAACACTACTGTTTGGTTTGTTGCTCCAGCAACTCTTCATAAACTTATAGGAAGATCATGGTTTGCAAAGGTATCATTAAAATCTTATGATAAACCTTTTGATGGGTATATCATGATAGCTCATGTTGAAAAACCGGGCGGTAAGAGTCAAAAAAGAGTTGCCGCTGGAACAAAAACTCAAGAAGAATGCGCTGCATACATAAAAGAACTGTGTTTGAAGGAAGGGATAGAATTTAAATCAGAATTCTCTGTTGCACCTAGTGGTTCAACAAAACCAGATTTGGTTATGACTATTGGTGGAAAAAGAATTCAATTTGAGATTAAGGGAACTAATGCTAGAAAAAATGAAATCACTTTTTTTGATATTACTGCAAGAAGAAAACAAAACAAAAAGTCGGAAGCGGGTAAGGTAGAATTGGATAGTACATCTGAGTTATATATTAAGAGTGTTTCAGAACTTACAAATGTGTTTAAAAAAGGAGGTAATGAGTGGAATAAAATTCGTAAAAAACGTGGTAATGAAGGTGGTGCATTTCATGCTATAATGGAATATTATAAAAGTCTTGACCCTACTATTGGATATGCTGGAGATAAGGGGGTGGTTAAATCTGGCAAACTACCATCTGCACTTAAAACTACAAGTAGTGGATTAATGATAAAAATTCATAAAATGATATTATCACATTTTATAAAAGGTGGTGATGACTATGTTGTAATTCACAATAGGTCAAATGATACTTTTGAATTATATAATGTAAATTCGAAAAATAATATATTAAAAATCAATAAAAAAATTGTTGACGAATTACCTCTATTTAAAGAATTTAGATTATCAACATATGGTGGTCCATCTGCTGCTGGAACCCGTGTTGGATTTAAGATTAAGTTGTAGGGAACGTAATATGAAAAACTTTAACTCCTACCTCATAGAACAAAAGAATACACACATGGAGCATATTGAGGACAACGTTCTCAATGGCGGTGTGGATGGCGCCCGTGAAGCGATTAATTTTTTACGCTCACTTCGTGATATGCTCTCAGGCGATGCGAAGACTACAGTTGATGCTACAGTTAAATGGGACGGTTCGCCCGCCATTTTTGCAGGGATTGATCCAAATGATGACAAATTTTTCGTTGCTAAAAAAGGTATCTTTAACAAGAACCCAAAGGTATATAAAACAGAAGCTGATGTTGATGCCGATACATCTGGGGATTTGGCAGATAAACTCAAGACTGCGTTACAAGAGTTTCCGAAACTTGGTATCACAGGCGTCATTCAAGGCGACCTGCTCTTTACTAAAGGTGACACGAAAGACATTACCTATAATGGTGTCAAGCATATTACTTTTCATCCTAATACCATTGTTTACGCTGTACCAAAAGACACTCCATTGGGTCGCCAAATCGCACGAGCCAGCATCGGCGTCGTATGGCATACTACTTACACGGGTGACTCATTTGAAACAATGCAAGCTAGCTTTGCGAAGCAGATTGCATCAAATCTAAAAGACACATCTAGTATATTCTCTACTGATGCTGCATATCGTGACGTTTCTGGCAAAGCAATGATGACTGAAAAAGAGACTGCTACGATTACAACAATCCTAGCAGACGCTGGTAAGATTTTCAATAAGATTGACCGTGCTACACTCAACGGCATCTCAGATAATGATGAACTTCTTATGAGAACAAAAACATTCTTAAACACAAAAGTTCGTGTCGGTGAGAGAATGGGTAATACAACGAAGTTGACGAAAGACCTCATGCAGTATCTTATGGATTACTTTGGAAAAGAAGAAGGTAAGCGTAAGACAGAAAAGGGCAAGTCTGGGGTTCGTGGTCGTCAAACATCTGTAATGGAATACTTTACAAAGACTGATAAAAGAAAAATTAAACTCATCTTCGACCTAATGGACAAGATTGTTCAAGCCAAAGATATCATCATCAAGAAGATGGACCAAGCAGCTACAATCAACACACTACTCTCTACGAAAGATGGATACAAAGTCACAGGTCAAGAAGGCTTCGTTGCTGTAGATAAGTTGAAAGGCACTGCTGTAAAACTAGTTGATAGGCTTCAGTTTAGCCATGCTAACTTTTCTGCTGATGTACAAAAGGGTTGGCAAAAATGAAAAGCTTCAAACAATTTTATGAAAAAAAATTATATAGAGGATTTGATAAAGGTGATACTCTTTACGGTAAGAAGCCAATAGTTTGGTTCTCATACGATAAAAAGGTTGCTGATGGTTATGCCTATTATCGCAAAAATGCAGAAGTAGATTCAATTGATTATAATCCTACTAATACTTTTGATGTGGGAAATTCTGAAAAAAGAATGAAAATAACAGAATTGTTAAATTTGATTATGAAAGAAAAATCTAAAAATACAGATTTAGCTAAATTGAAACCAATTTATATCAAATTAAAAAAAGCCTTTGGAGATAAAGTTCAATCAGTTGATAAGTTTTGGTATGACAGCAAAGACTTTGCCACATTCTTAGAGTTGTGTGGATATGATTCAATTTTAGCTAAAGAGGATGGATTTAAAACTCTTGGAATTTTGAGAAAAAAATTATAATAAATAAACGTAGTATTCTACTAAATAATCAATATATCATAGACCAGTCAAGTCTACGGAAAACCTGGAGAGAAAAATGAAAGACGACACGAAGTCCAAAAAGGACAATAAGAAGAATGATGCTGTCGTAAAAAATACGATTGAACTTAATCCTAAGTTAGAAGAAGCTGTATCATCAACAGCAGTATTCTCTTTTGGAAGAATGAACCCTCCTACGATTGGGCACGAAAAAGTCGTTGCTAAGATCAACGCAATCGCAGCACAAAATGATGCGATGCCACATCTCTATCTTTCGCAAACATATGATTCGAAGAAGAATCCATTGCCATATGTTACTAAGATTGCTCTCGCAAAGAAAGCCTTTGGTAGTATGGTCACAAAGTCTCGCTCAAAGACAATTATGCAAGTTGCTAAAGAGCTTGAAGACATGGGTCATACAAAACTCATTATGGTTGCTGGCTCTGATAGAGTTGCAGAGTTTGAAACTCTACTCAACAAATACAACGGTAAAGAATACACATTCGACTCTATTGAAGTCGTCTCTGCTGGTGAGCGTGACCCTGATGCTGAAGGCGCAGAAGGTATGTCAGCATCAAAGATGCGAGCTGCGGCTGCTGACGGCGACGAGAGAGCCTTTAAGACGGGTCTTCCTAAGAAGCTACAGAGTTCTTCAAGTAAGATATTTCAAGCAATCAGAGATGGTATGAAGATTGCTGAAGAGATGGAACTAGAACTCGGCGAAGACTTAATGTTCGAAGCTGTTCTCAGTGTTGCTGCTCGTAAGAAGAGAGCGATGGCTTTTAAGAAAGCAAAATCTAAGATTATGCGTGGTCGCAGGATTGCTGCAAAGAAGATGGCATCACCTGAGAAGTTAAAAATTCGTGCTCGTAAAAAAGCAATTCAAATCATTAGAAAGAAAGTTGCTGGTAAAAAGGGCGTCAATTACGATCAACTGTCTCCGTCAGAGAGAATGTCAGTTGATAAACAAGTTGAAAAGAAAAAGGCAGCGATTGGTAAAATTGCTAAGAAACTGCTACCTCTTGTAAAGAAAGCTGAGAAAGAAAGACTCGCAAAGGTTAGAGAAGGACCAGCAGAAGAGAGTGTAAACGAAGCAGTTGCGCCAGAAATCAAGAAGGGCGACACTATCACAGTCAGTAAAAATGAACGTCAATATAAGATGAGTGGTATTGTAGACCCAAAGACAAAACTGCCATCTGAAAGCGATAAGATGGTCGTTCAGAAAATCACAAAGTCGTCAAAGGGTCGTAAGGCACATCTAACATATCAAGACTCTAAGAAGAGAGGTGGCTATGCTATCTATCTTGACGATATGCCAGACTTCATGTCTGTAACAGTAGAAAGCGTCAACGAAGAGTTTGATTATCTTTTTGAAAGAGAAGACGAAGATATTGGTGATAAGAAGGGTTCTCAGCCGGCTAAGTATCATAGTGGTCTTGCTAAATCTACAAAGCAGAAGCGTGATGCACAGTTTAAAAAAGCTGCTGATAAAGATAGCGATGACGCATCTGCTTATCCAGATAAACACGCTGGCGACTCTGATGCTGTTACAAAGACTTCAAAGCACACAAAGCGCTATCATAAAATGTTTGGTAAAGAAGGTGTAGTCAAGCACGACCAGAGATTTAAGCGCTATAGAGTCAACAGAGCAGCACCAGTCGAACTTGATGAAAAGGGCTTCATCGAAGAAGTGGACTATATGCTCGATGACGTTTTGAACGAGATGTTTGAAGAAGTGCTTGTAGAAAAATCTCTTGCAGGATTAGAGAAGAAAGCAGAGAAGTCTGGTATCTCCTATGGCATTCTCAAGAAGGTCTATGATAGAGGTATGGCTGCTTGGAGAACTGGTCATCGCCCAGGCGCTCTTCAAGAACAGTGGGCATATGCTCGTGTAAACTCTTTCATTACAAAAGGAAAGGGTACATGGGGTAAAGCTGATGCTGACTTAGCCGCTAAAGTTCGTAATGAAGAAGTTGAGCATGAGGGCGTGAATGAATCGTTTAATGCTATGATTAACGATACAATGTTTACTATTGAATTTTCGGAACAACAAGCAGAGGATGGATTTGTGCCGTCTGTTGTAGAATCTTTAGATGTAGATGAATCCAAATTAGGCATTATGCTAAACAAAGGCAAATACAAAAAAGCTGTTGAATTAGTGAAAAAAGAAAGAGACAAAGACAGGTCTCGTAGTGTTGGTTATTGGGCAGCAGAAGTTATCCGTAAACATAGTCTTAACCTAAACCCCAGAGCGCTTGCTAAAATGGTAGAAGAAGAGTATGGTGCAGGCGAGCAAGGCACAGATGAGTTGAACGCAAAGTATAAAAAGGATACTCCAGGACAATGATGAAATTTGAGCAATATGTGGATGTAGAGAAAGCTATGTGGTTTATGGAAGCGAATAACGTTTCATTCGTAGATAATGTGTATCGTCCACTTTCAGAAAGTTACTTTCAATTCTTTCGTGAAGCAAGACGTTACTATAAAGACGGTACGCTGAAAGTATCTCCGCTTGATGCTCAAATTCTAGATACTAATCTCGGCGAGATGTCAGATTATCAAGGGGAAGAAATTCCTCTTGACTGTCCTCTTGTCGAAGAAGCTGAGCCAGAACTGAATAAGCCAAAGCGTGGTGGTCCAAAGAAGTTCTATGTGTATGTGAAAGACCCATCTACAGGTAATATAAAGAAAGTTACTTGGGGTGACACAACAGGACTTAACGTTAAAATTAACAACGTTGCTGCTAGAAAGTCATTTGCAGCTAGATTTAAATGTGATACGAGAAACGATAAAACAAAGGCATTGTATTGGGCATGTCGCCTACCACGATATGCTAAGATGCTTGGTATGCAAGTTGACAATCCTAGTTCATGGTGGTAAAAAATGTACGAATATAAATGTAAGATGGTCAAGATTATTGATGGCGATACTGTTGACGTTGATATCGACCTTGGCTTTGATATCGTTTTAGCAAATCAAAGAGTTAGACTGTTTGGTATTGACACACCAGAATCTAGAACTCGTGATAAGATTGAGAAAAAATATGGATTATTGGCTAAAGATTATGTTAAGAAATTTTTACCACTCAAATCCTACCAAACGCTCGTCACAGAAAAGGATGATGCGAGAGGAAAGTTTGGAAGGATACTCGGAAAATTTAAAATTTACGACGGTCTTACAGATAGTGAGGTGTTTCTTCATAAAGTAATGATTCGTGATCACATAGGCGTTGCGTATTTTGGCCAGTCAAAAGATGACATCGAAAATCGGCATTTGAAAAATAGAGAACTGTTGATTGAGAAGGGCATAATATTATGAAGCCATATATAGATTGTGAGAGAGTCGGTGATATTTGGTTTCGTGAGTTTGATGATAGTGCTAATGAGCATGAGCTTGAATGGCATCGTGACAAGAAAGACAGGCTCATAGAAGTCGTCGAAGGCGATGGTTGGATGTTTCAGTATGATAATGACTTACCATTTCTTATAAATAGCACAAATACATTATATATACCAAAAGAAACGTTTCATCGTCTTCATAAAGGTAAGAATAGGTTAAAAATTAAAATAGAGGAATATGCTGATGGCTAAAGATATGAATGAAAAATTTGCAAAGGTCAGTAAGAAGACTGATGATGGCGATGGCATGGATCCTGTTGGACAAGACGATGCTGATATCGACAACGATGGCGATGTAGATTCTTCTGATAAATATCTTAAAAAGCGCCGGGGAGCAATCTCAAAGGCTATTGCTAAACAAGAAGCCAAAAAGTAACTAATTAAAATCAAAAAAGGAAACACGCCATGGCACTCTGGGGTACATCAGACGCTGACGAAGCAAAACCAAAATATTTAACAGTCGCAGAAAAGAAGCAGGTATATGCTACAGCCGCAGGTTGGCTAGCAGAGCCTGGTCTATCAACAGGTAATCCAGACGCAGCACCAGAAGTTCTTGCCTGTGTTGGCGGGTTGAACGTTAGTCTTGCTGCCGCTGACATTACAGAAATCGAATTCATTACAACTGCCATTGCTGCTGCAACAGCCGCTGCTCTATCAGTTCGTGTTCGGTTCAATGAAGAAGTTGATGTTGTTACTACTGGCGGTACGCCACAGCTAACTGTAACAAACGATAGCGCTGGTACAAGTACTAGTGTCAACATCGTTCTACCATATGCTTCTGGCACGGGTACAAACGAACTTGTGTTTACTCATATATGGTCATCGGGTGAACTACTTGCAACAGATGTTGTATCTGTTGTAGCCAATCCTCTTGCTCTAAACAGTGGTACTATTAAAGACAAGGGCACTGCTACCAACTCTACTATTACTAGTCTAGTAGCAATCGGAACAGCAGCCGGTACAATTACAGTATCTTAATTTTTTGTAACATTGTAACACTGTGGATTTATTATGGAACTAACTGACGAAACATTTTTACTATATGCAGCAAAGTACTATGATAATCCACAGTGTACTAGTCAAGAAGAGTTCGAGGAGGATTTGAAACGTATACAATATCTCAAGCGACTCTTCAATCGTTATGATAATTCAGGTGAGTTAAAAGAACGGCTAATACTCAATCATATTATTGTACTCTATAACTGTTTTGGTTTAGCAGCAACTAATATATTATTTTTAAAACTAGAAGAACACTCTAAAGTTCTAAAGCCGTTTCTTCTTAAACTCAACTTTATGCCAGATTTTGTAGTATATAACAAACAACGAAAACGAAATACGGACATTGGTATGGATCAGCATGTAATAGAGAAAATTAGGAACATCTAATGATAGTCGATTTATTTCTAGTATACAACATGATTAAAAGACTTGCCACTCCTTTCAGCGAATGGCAAGCGTATAAACTTGGGATAATCGATGAGCGTGGTAAACTACTCAAGAGTAGAAAGAATTTACGCACAATCAAAGAACGAGATGCCTTTGGTTTATACGATCTAATGATTCTCAAACTAAAACGATTGATTGAGAAGATTCCAGGTGGTAAAACAAGATTGGGGTCATATGCTGCTGCGTTGTATCTTGTCAAAGAAGGTAAGAATTATACAGATGAAACTCCTGACGAGGTTCTTCAAGAAGGATTCATGAAGCACTATACAACACTCTCAGAAGAAAACGATATCAACCTTCGTTTTGAAGAGATTGTCAATACTTCTGGTGGTGGAAATGTTGCTGGTTTGCCACCCGATTCTCCTCCTGTGTCTAAAAAAGCACAGAAGAAATTGTTGAAACTGAGCCGAAAAGAGTTTGAGGAGAGTTAACGTATGCCTATTTTCATTTTAATCTTAGTTCTTATGGGCGTTCTGGGTGGCGTAGGTTATGGCGGTTTCATGTATTATGAAGACACACAAGAACGACTTGCTATCTATGCTGAGAATCAAGCAAAGCTAGAACAAGCTGTTGAAACGTCTCAGGCTACAATCAAGCAAATGAATTCTGACATTCAACAGCAACAAGTGTTGAATAAGGAACTTCAAGGCAACCTCACTAAGGCTACTGCACAACAGGATAAGTTGCGAAAAGTATTATCAAAGCGAGATTTATCAAAAGATGCATTGAGGGATCCAAATAATCTCGAAAAGAGGATGAAAAATGCAACTACAAAAGTTTGGGCTCGTATTGAGTCTCTTAGCGGTAACGATGTTCGTCAGCGGATGCTCGACAGGAAAAAAGCTGCCAGCAACCATAATAACGCAGACAGAATACCAGTCAAAGCAGATTCAGGAAGCAGCCCCACCAAAGCCGATTGAACTATACGACGTTGATATCCGGGTTGTAAGCGAAAAGAACATCGATGCATTCTTAGAAGAATTTAGAGGTGAGAACGGCCAGTTAGCTATTGTCGCTTTCTCTATTCGTGGTTATCAGAATCTGGCACTAAACGTATCTGAGTTGGAGAGATATATTCGCCAACAAAAGGAAGTTATTCTTTACTACGAGAAAGCGATTAAACCAGCAGATGACGGATCAAAACCAGACTCAACTCAACAAACTTCAAAGTGAAGTGAGTAATATCAAAACTACAGTTGAAACAAATAGACTTCTAGTCGATAGATTAGATAGAGCAATTGAAAAAATGACTGAAATGTCAAGTCATATTTCAAAGCTACTGGCTGTGCATGAGTCTCGTCTTGAAAATCAAGATGAAAGCATCGGCATTACTCATAAGAGAATTTCAGAATTGCGTGATGACCTCAATCACACGATGGAGCGCAATTACGATTCTATCGTGGGAGAGTTTAAAGCTGTCAGAACAATGTTCGAGAAGCACGAGAATCGTATCACCATGCTTGAAAAATGGAAGTATGGTGTAATCGCCTCTGCTGCTGCTATAGGATTTTTAATGTCCAAGATTGATATTTCTGCTATGTTTTAGGTTGACATTTCTTACAAACACTGTATAATAGCTATTATAGCTTATGATGTAAGTGACGTAAGGAAGAACGAATGAATCCTATTGATATGAAGTTTGCTAATCTCTTGTCAAATAGACTAGAGAGATTCAGCGTAAAGTCTACTCATCCATACAGGGTCAACTGTCGTTGTCCTATATGTGGTGATTCCCAGAAATCTAAGAGTAAGGCTCGTGGTTGGATACTCGAAAAAAGTCATGAACTGACTATATTCTATTGTCATAACTGCAACGCAAGTCATAATCTTAAATACTTCCTAAAGTTAGTTGATACTATGCTATATAACGACTATGTTTCTGAGCATGGTTTAGAAAAACTATCGACTAAGAAGAAAGAACCTACAGCATTAAACTTCAAGACGCCGAAGTTTCGCAAGCGTGGTTCTCCTCTCCTCAAAATCAAAAAGATTTCACAACTCATGCCTAATCACAAAGCACGGGTGTATGTTGAATCACGAAAAATCCCCACAAATAAACATTATAAACTATACTACGCTCCCAAGTTTGTTGATTGGGTAAATTCACTCGTGCCTGGTAAGCTGGAGATGAAAGAACATTCTCGTCTCATACTACCATTTATAGATCAGCGTGGGAGCGTATTTGGATTTCAAGGTCGAGCGTTTGGTTCGACTGAAATAAGATATATAACTATAATGCTAGATGAAAACAAAGAAAAGGTATACGGTCTACATGATTTAGACTATAACAGTAAATATTCAGTCGTTGAAGGACCAATTGATAGTTTGTTCCTTGATAATTCTATTGCTATGGCTGGTTCATCATTTAAAAGCTTGATGCGTACTGAGAATGCTACTATCGTGTTCGACAACGAACCGAGAAATAAACAAATCGTTGAGAAGATGAATAAGTGTGTCAAAGAGGGATATAAAGTATGCTTCTGGCCAGACACTCCTGGTAAAGATATAAACGATATGATAATCAGTGGTATGAAATCTGCTGACATTCAACTCATTATAGATAGTAATTCATATAGCGGTCTTGAAGCCGAAATGAAATTAATCACTTGGAAAAGAATATGATAGAAGGATTAGAAATACAAATTGACTATCTCTATTCAATTGGTGCTGATAAATTGCCACATTCTAAAAAAACACTATTAGAGCATTTAATTGGCACCTCTGATATCTTGAATCATTTTGGTCGTTCTGTCGTTGAACAAAAAGCAGGACTCTTTCATTCTATTTACGGTACTACCTACTACAAACATTCTAAACAACTTTTCGTAGAGAGAGAAGAAGTTCAGGATATAATTGGTATCGAAGCTGAAGTTCTTGTTAATATATTTTGTCAAAAGAAAGATAGAACAAATGATATTATTAATAATACAGTTTTACCCGATCCATGGATTACACAACTGAGATGGATAGAGTTTGCAAACCTCTTAGAGCAAAAAGACTCTATGAGGAGTGATATATCGCCAACAGTAATCATTAATGATTTTGACTTATCTAGCGAAAACGTTAATAAATTAGGTGTATTATTAAATGTTTTATAAAACTATTGATAACTTTATCGACCAAAATAATGTTAACTATATAAGAAACAAGTATCCATTACAAGGTATGAAATATGGCTGGAAAGCAAATCATTCAGCCGACCCACATGGACATTGGAACTATAGACCAGACGAGCGTTCTACTCTCATAGATAAACATCTTCCGTATGATATATCTAAGCTAAGTTATTACAGGGACACTTATTTTGACTTATTTGATATATGGGAAAGTATAAAACCACATCTGCCCGACGGCGACAATACGGGCGTCAATAGAATATATTTTAATGGATATACATACGGTACTGATGGGTATA